CCAATTATACGGGGTGCGCGCGCGACTCATTTTTTAGAAAAAAAACTTATTTTTTGTGAGATTACGGTACTATAGAAACGCCTGAAAATAGACAGATTAGCAGCCTGTCGATACAATACCGTTTTTTCCACTGGCGAGGTTACGATGACACTCACAGGCATTACTCCCCGGCAGCACACCCTGCACTCCTGCAACGGCAGCCAAGGCCGCACTCGTTACCCATTCAAAGCGATGATCCTCGGCGATTACTTTGTGGTCCATTCGAAAGAGGACGCCAAGCGTATCAACAGCGCTTTGTCGACGTTCTACAAATCCCGTAATGGCGCAGGCAGGCGCTTCACTGTCACGCAATCGGAAGGCCCCGTCTGGACCTGTAGGAGGACTGCATGAGCAAGAGCAGCAAAGAAGGTAAGCATCGCAGAGATATCTTGAACGCCTCACCGCTGAGGCCCAGTACTCGAGCGAAACTCGAAGCCCGGCTGAATGAGCCGGTCGCCCCGCTGAAGAACCAAAAGCATATTGTCAGCGCTCAACAATGGACGTTCATTCAAGAACTCATATCGAACGACGGCCACATCACTCTGACCGAGGCAGCGATACGCGCAGGCTATCCGAAGGAATCGGCAAGCGCGATAGGCTCGGAGCTGACCAACCCAAAAAAGAAACCGCACGTCGTCGCCGCTATCCAAGAGTACAGGGCCGAGCTCGCTGAGAAGTACGGCACGAATTTCGACAGGCATATGCGAGACCTGCAGCGTATCCGTGACCAAGCCCTCGAGGCAGGCAACTTCGGTGCGGCAGTCTCCGCTGAATACCGGCGCGGCCAAGCGCTTGGAACGATCTACGTAGACCGCAAGGAAATCCGTGTTGGCACCATCGACTCGATGAGTAAGGACGAGGTCAGGCGCAAGCTTGAAGAGATCAAAGCATTGTATGGTGCACCACCGCAGACACTGATCGACATCGAGCCTGAAGAGATCGAAACCGAAGAGGTGGAGGAGACGCCACCGGCCAAGACAATCATCGAGGAGATGCGCGATGTCGAGCGGTCCAGAGTCAGCGCTATACAGAAACGTAAGGAAGAAATTGCCCGGCGCTTTGGTAGTGCCTCTGGAGAACCGGGTGAACCTCGGGATACCGGACTGCCTGATAGCGACGCCGCCGATCTACTCGATGTTGGAGCTCAAGGTGGTGAAGAGCGGGAAGAAGGTACGCCTGAGCCCTCACCAGATAGCCTTCGCCCTGAAGCACGGGTCGATGGGGATGCCGACTTACATTCTGGTGCAGTGGCATCCGAAGGGGACGACCAAGGCCTCTGAGACACGCCTGCTGCTGTACCATGGCACGCAGGCGCAGGAGCTATACGAGAGGGGCGTAGACACACCTCCGGTGGCCCAGTGGGCCCTGAATGCAGTTGATTGGACCGAATTAGGTCGACAGATAACAATAGGTGCCCGTATATGGCCCAAAGAGCCGCTGTGAGCGCGATTAACCGAGACCTTTATCTACCTACCACATGCGGCATATCGTCCAATAGCGGGAACTGGGAAAGGAGAGGCGGGCGGTCAGAGCCCCCGCGTGAGAGGGAATTCCCTCGAGGGGCCGTGACGCATGCAAATTGATCGAAAATTGACCAAATTTGGCAAGGCCCGTGGACCATGGCCCGAGGTGCCCGAATCGGGGCAACCACAAGATGTAGTGTTTGGCGGGGGCCGAGGTGCATGGAAATAGCTAAGTGCTTGATTTTAAACGATTCACTATTTCCGGTAATTGATATTACCGGAAATAGCGGGTCCCTTTTGGCCGATTCTGGAGGTAGATGAGAATGATTCGCATCTGGCGGGGCCGCCCCCCGCCCCCTCGCGACGATGCGGGGTGTATGCCAGTTTTTACACAATTAATTTGGCCCAAAACAAAAATGGACTATGTTTCACGTGGAACCACCTAGCCAACCCACCCCCTTGTTTTTTAAAATCAAAAGGGCCATAAATTTTTAGCAAAATTTTACTAAATGGGAATTCGTATGCAGCAAGATGTCGAAGCCGAACGATTAAAACTAGAACTCCGACTAGCCCTGCTAGAGGGCCAAGAACGGGCTAAGGACACGTTTATCGGTTTTTCTCAATACGTCTGGCCCGAGGCGATACTAAGCAGCCACCATAAGATTATGGCCGACGCCTTTGATCGAATAGCCAAAGGAACCCTGAAGCGCTTGATCGTGAACATGCCGCCTCGACACACCAAATCAGAATTCGCGTCGTATCTGCTGCCTGCCTACATCATGGGCCGTAAGCCAAGCACCAAGATCATTCAAGCGACACACACCGGCGAGCTCGCTGTACGCTTTGGCCGTAAGGTGCGTAACTTGATGGATCTGGATAAATACAAGGAAGTATTCCCTGAGGTTGCCTTGAAGGCTGACAGTAAAGCCGCCGGAAGGTGGGACACGAACAGTGGTGGGGAGTACTTTGCTGTAGGTGTAGGCGGCGCGATGACGGGCCGTGGTGCGGATATGTTGATCATCGATGACCCGCACTCGGAGCAAGACGCGGCCTCGGTTTTAGCTCTGGACAACGCTTGGGACTGGTACACCTCTGGGCCTAGAACTCGATTGCAGCCGGGCGGTGCAATTGTTATTGTGATGACAAGGTGGGGAACGAAGGACCTAACGGCCCGATTGCTGAAATCACAATCTAACTCGAATGCGGACCAATGGGAGGTTATCGAGTTTCCTGCTGTTTTTGATGAAGGTGAGGAGAACGAAAGAGCCCTTTGGCCTAGCTTCTGGGAACTTGACGAGCTCCGCGCGGTCCGTGCATCGATGTCGGTGCAGAAATGGAACGCGATGTACCAACAACGGCCCACGGCCGATGAAGGTGCAATCCTGAAGCGTGAGTGGTGGCGCATTTGGGATAAAGATTACATGCCTCAGATGGAATATTTAATCCAGTCTTACGATACCGCGTACTCGAAGAAGGAGACGGCGGATTTCTCTGTTATCACGACGTGGGCCGTGTTCTTCCCAACGGAGGACTCGGGACCTAATCTGTTGCTTGTTGACATGCGTAAAGGCCGGTGGGACTTCCCTGACCTAAAGCGTAAGGCGAAGGAGCAGTATGATTACTGGCAGCCGGATAATGTCTTAATCGAGGCCAAGGCGACGGGGATCACGCTCCAACAGGAACTGCGTAGGATGGGTATTCCTGTCACGATGTATAGCCCCGGCGGGCGGCGCGCGGGCCAAGATAAAATTTCCCGTGCAAACTCTGTCGCACCGATTTTCGAGTCTGGCATGGTCTGGGCGCCTGAGACGGATTGGGCGGATGAAGTGATGGAGCAGTGTGCCGCGTTTCCTAACGGGGATAACGACGACATCGTGGACAGTACGACTCAGGCTTTGATGCGTTTCCGCGCAGGTAACTTTATCTCTTTGTACAGCGACGAGGACGACGAACCTTCGGAAAATGAAGGACTTGTCCCAGAGTACTATTAGGCCTAGAATGCGGAATAACTAACCTTATCTGTAGGGCTTTACCTATGCCTAATTATTCCGCTAAAGAAATGCTCCTTAGAATGGCCGAGGGCGGTGAAGCCACCTACGGCAAGTACGGCCAAACTGCCGCCGACCTTCTGGCCGCTGAGCAACGTATCCTTGGTGAGATAGCCGACGACCCTTCTTCATGGGATGTAGAGACTGCTTACAATGCCATTTTAGAATCAGGCGTTAGCGTAGATGACGCACTAGCCGCGGGAGTAAAGCAGAGCACTATCGACGCGATCTTCACTTCTCCCGAGCCAAGATTTACCCCCACCTACATCACTCCTAGTTCTGTTGAGTCTTCGTTTACTGCGTATTCCCCTTACGCAAATATGACACAGGAAGAAATCGCAGCTAACGCTAAGCAGTACGTAGCAGGCTTGGCGGCGGACGGCGTAATTGACGAAGCAGAAAAGCGAGAAGTGCAGCGCATTGCGACAGAGCGTGGGGTCACGTTCCAAGACATGTTAGCCGCAGGTGTTAGCCCCGAGCTTTTATTTACCTCACCGGACTTTGTGGAAGAGGAAAAGAAAGTAATTGATGTTTTCCCTCAAACGCAAACCGAGTACGTGCCTCCTACGGTCTATCAGCCGATTGACTTTGACCCCGGCATTTATGCGCCGGGCGAGGAAGCACTCGACCGTGAGTTCAGGGACAGCGCTCCACGGACCGAGGTCACCGAAGATGTGATGGGCACACAGCAGCTAACGGGTTTTGACTACACGCCTGCTGCTAAGTTGCTCTCGGCCACCGGATCAGGGTTCAGCTTTACTCCCCCTTCTGTCACGAGCCGACCACGGTCTCTGATGAATACCAATACGCTTAATCGTTATACCCAAGGCCGCTCGGCACAGGACCTTCGTCAATTGACCGGCGGCGACCAAGCAAGATACGACCAGTACAGTAGCCTTTTGAATAGGACCGGAAGCTACGGTGGCGGTCTGTCTCGCTCACAGCTTTATGCGTTAATGCGTCAGCAGGATTCACAAAACCGAACAGCCCCTGTTTCTGGCGCAGCTCCTACAGGAACTATTGCTGACTACCTCCGGTTAAACGAGGATGTCGGAATAGACTACGCTCGCGCTAAGGCAGCGGGAGAAATCCCTGCAAACACTACGCCAGAGAGTTTCGCTCTGAACCACTACAACACCTACGGCCGCGCTGAGATAGCCGCAGGCACGCGAACGCCGTTTACGTTGGCTCAAGCCCAAGGGGGTGGCCAGTCTTACACCTCACCGGCCATAGGCCAGTTCGGCGAGGGCGACGAAGAGAGTCGCCAGTCTAACTTCACAACCCAAGGCTACAACACCGAGTTACTTGCCAGAGACCTCGGCACTGCCGGTGGCGCCAGAATTGTTCCGGTGTTCGCGGAGGGCGGCCCTGTAAAAAAGTCTGAAGGGTTCGCGGACAATGGTCCTGCGGACTCGATGACGGCTGACGAGCTCACTGCTCAGTTAATGGCGATGGATACTGAAGAGTCGCCTGCCCCTGCCCAAGAACCACGGCCCACGGATCAAGTACAGACCGAAAGCCAAGCCATGCTTGACAGGCTCTTAACGACGGCTACTCGAACTCCCTTTACGCCAGAGGGCGAGCGAAGCATTTTTGGTAACGCCATTGCAGGTATACCGGATGTTGTGGGGGGCCTTTATGATTACGGCAAAGAGGTGGTTACCTCTCCCAGTCCTTCGGCAAAAATGTTGACGGACATTTATGGTATGGGCAAGGCAGTTAAACAGTCTGTCAAGGAAGACCCTGCAGGATTTGCATTAGACAACTTCCCTGTCAGTCAGCAAGTACGTGCAGTTAACAGGGCAGAGGACGCCTCTGGTCTAGCTAACGCTGCACGTGCGCGAGGGGATTTTGAAGAAGCAGATAGGCTAGAAGCGGCTGTTACTGTTGAAATGATTTCTGCCTTTCCTTTCATGAAAGCAAAGGCGCCTAAAGTAAGCAGGAAGGGTATCATTACCGTAGCGGACGACCTTCCTGCGGGCGATGTTGTTCAGACTGACTCTCGTAAACTGTTAGATAACTTAACGGCCACCACAGCGATTGAAACTCCTGCACTAGAGGCGCCTACCCCTACAGGCACGGCAACGGTCCCAGTGCCTCCTGCAGAAATAATTCCAGATGCAAAAGGCCACTCTCTTCCGCCTATTCTTTTGACGCAGGGCACCGGCGAAAAACCAATCATGCCGGTTGTTCAAAGCTTTACTCCTCAGAACAAAAACAAGGTTCTTGGGGAAATAGACGCGGTAGTGCGAACCAATCCTAATGCGTTAGCTTCTGCAAATAACTGGTTAACTGCAGAGGCACAAGCCTTTGGCGGAGACTATCTGCCTGCGCCACCTTCTCAAGCTATTGGCTATAACCAGACTCCTTCAGCGTTAGCGGCCAAACTCGACAAGCTTACGCCACAGCTAAAAGCGACGGTGGACGAAGGCTTTAGGTACGTTAACGAGATAAAGAATTTATACAACTCCAAGATTGCTACCCCAGATCTTACCGGCCGTATGTTCCTTTGGGGCATCTTGTCCCGTGGTGCGGGGCCCGTGCAGCAAGAAGCGGCATTCCTTGACCTCGTGTCAAAGGCCGAGCCCTACATTGCTAAGTCGGTTAATGGCGAATTTACGGATGCGGACCTTACTTCTTGGAAGCAGATGGTTTCAGAAAGCTTGCCTGAGGGTTCTCCGGCTAAGCAGGTAACGATGAACGCTAATGCGGCAGGAACTCTGCTTAAGGCATTAAGTGAAAAGTCAGATAACGGCCAGTCAGCACTAAGAACGCTGCATAATGACTTGGCGGACCCTAAAGTATCGGGCCCACAATTCCGTCGGAAGTTTTTTGCTTTGACAAATAAGCCGGGCATTGACAACAAGGTCGTTTCGTTTATCGGTTTAGTGTCAGGTAAAGACGATTTGTTGGTCATGGACCGTATTCAATCCAGACATTTGTGGGATGACGGCCGATATGAAGGCAAAAACATCTATGATGGCATCAACAAAGGCGGTCTAAGCAGCATTTTAGGTGGCCCACGGGGTTTGATGGTCACTGAGATGCTAGAAAATGGCCTTAAAGACTCTGCCAAGAAAGCCTATGAGATGATAGGCCGTCCACAAGATGGCAGCCTTGGTCGTATGCACTGGGAAACGTGGTTGATTGAAGGAAATCAAGGCGTATCGCACAGTACTCTGCAGTCAGTTAGAAGCGGATCACCTATTGGGTTCGGTGTTACGGAAGGAAAGCCCGGCACTTTCTCCTCTGGCATGACTTATCGACAAGCAATTAACGGCCCAGTAGTCGAATATCCTCTTTCTGAGGGAAATGTAGTAAGAATGACCCCAGAAAGGCAAAAAGAATTTGAAATGTTTGTTAAAGCACCAAAAAATGGTATAGTGCCCAAAGGATTTAAGGTAACAGAATCAGTTTCTGGTCCTTGGTACGAGAGACCAGAAGTCAATAGAAGGAAATTAGACGATGCCGCAAGACAATTCGAAAACGCTAACGCCGACGGCAGCTTTAGATCAGGCGATGTTAGGCCTTACGCGGGTGGGGACACCCTTTCTGAACGAAGACGAAAGTTCCTCCGCGCCTTCAGAGCCGATCAGGGCCGAAGAGCAGCCGCAACAGGCGTGGTTCAGGGAGTCGATAATGGACGACGTACTCAAGAAACATCCGGACCTTACCAGAGAGGAACTGTCGAGGGATATGGAGGAGATGGGCTTTTAAGCTTCTCCCCAGACAGTAGTGCCCTGACCCAATACCAGAGCGCAGGCCTTAACCTACCGGTTATTCGACAACTAGATGCAGCGGCTAATGCGCCTGCCTATAACGTAGAAATGACCAACGCTATGGCAAACCATAGGTTAGGTTCTCAGGTAGAAATCAAGAGCGCAGAAGACCTTTCTGGCTACAACCTCTTCCGAACTGAAGCAGGCAGTGGGTTTGCCATTAAGCCGGACGGTGACATAGTCGCTGTGTTTGCGTCGCCAAATGAGCCTAAGGGCGGAAGTTTTGCAATGCTTCAAGCGGCAGTACAGGCAGGCGGCACTAAGTTAGATGCGTTTGATACGTACCTACCTGAGATTTACGAAGCCGTAGGATTCCGCCCAGTAGCGCGCCTTCCTTGGAATGATGAATTTGCGCCACCTAACTGGGACAAGAAAGCATTTGCCAAGTACAGTAAGGGCGAGCCAGATGTAGTCTTCTTTGTCCATGATCCAGAATACTTTGGCGGCGCTAAGGATGTTCCTGTAGTTACGGATTACGACGACGCTGTAAGATTACAGGATGAGGCGCTAGGAGCAGTTACTCCTGCCGCAAAAGGTCCAGAAGCCCAAGCTCTTAGCTATGACGCAGAAAAGATAGCCAAACTGCCACGGGTCGTTAATGATCCTGTGGCTCAGCGCTTTAATGAGCAGGTGGGCGCCGACCCCGAGGCTGCCATAGCCCAATACCGACAACTTCCTGATTCTAAGGGTGGAAAGGTCCTTAATACGGACTTCGTCAGAGAGCTAAGCCCGAACTACCGTAATGATAGGGGTCTTTCTCAAAATGTCCACGATACCTCTACGGCATTAAATCAACTTATGTACCAACGAGCGCTTCGTGACACTATGGGTCAGGAGGGTGCGTGGGTGTTTACTGGCGGTGGAGCGGCCTCAGGTAAGACCGCAGGCCTCCCTGACGAGATGATAGATTCCTACGACCTCGTCGTAGACGGAACTCTAGCTAACTTTGAGAAGTCCTCAGCCCAAATAGATCAGGCTTTGGATTCAGGTAAAGCCGTAACTGTCATCTACGTAGATCGCCCCCCGGAAAAAGCCTTTCCTTTGTTGCTAAATCGAGCAAACAAAATGGAAAAAGAACTCGGTTCTGGTCGAACAGTTCCGCTTGATATTTTCTTGGGGGCACACAGAGACGCCCGCGAAAGCATTAAGAAAATTGAGAACAAATACAAAAACGACGAGAGGGTAGCTATTCAAGTAGTCAATAACCACGGCGCGGAAGGAAAACAGTTCCTTACCACTGTGGATAATGTTAGCAAAATGGATTACAATACGTCTTTACCCAAGATAACCCAAGCATTAGAGGACGCATATGAACAAGGAAAAATCAGCGAATCCATCTACCTCGCCACCAAAGGCAGCGCTCAGCCCCGCCCTGAAGGCGCGCAGAGACAAGCTCCTAAAAATGACACTGCCCGGAATGCAGGCGATGAGCCTAAACTCGAGCAAGGGAATCAAATAGTAACTGAGCAGCAACGCCAAGATTGGCGTGAAGCTAATAAGGGTGATTTTAGACAAGAACAAACTCCCGAACTTGCTGAGGCAGCAGAAAAGCTTGGCAGGGGGGAGCTATCTATCTCGGACTACTCGAAAGAAGTAGACCGCCTTCGCCCTATTACCCCCCTCACGGAAGTCCCCCGAATATCTTCGTTTGAAGACATTGCATCCGCGCTAGACGCAAACAAGGTGGCTAAGGGTATTATTGGTTTAGACACAGAGATTGCCGATGGCACTATGGTAGGGTCAAGACTAGATATCCCTGCTTACAACAGCTACAACACGTGGGTAGTATCCGTGCATGAAGGCGCGGGCACTTCTGGAAGCTCACTAGGTTATGGTAAAATAGCCGTCCTTGATGACGTTAAATTCAATAGTAACGCTAAATCAGCTTTTGGGGTTGCCACAGGCAAAAAACCTAAGGCCTCGTTTGCTCGAATGAATGGCAAGTGGCGTAATGTTGATCCTGAAGTCGCCAGAGAACAGGCCGAAAAGTTTATTAAAGATCCAAATTGGACGCAGGTAGGGATGAACCCCTATCGCCATTCGTTCTTCTATGACAAGGCCACGGGACAGCCCGTAGACTCAGCAAAAGAAGTTATTCAGATTGGACCTCTAGTTCTTGCTAGAGACGTTAAGACTAGGCCACTAGAAAGTCCGGAGCACGCACTAGACCCTAAAAAGCGTAAAAAAGGCGAGCCTGATTATTTCAAACATGGCGGATCAGTAGAGCGCGTGTACAATGACAACCGAACATACAAATAGGACAAAGTCATGCCTGTAGATAAAGTCGTTAATCTGGCCCCAGTAACTGACATCATTGAACTGATGGGTGAAGAAGAGCCGGATATTGAAATCATCCTTGAGGATGACGGTAGCGCGGTTGTTGAAATTAACGAAGAAGACGACGTTGAGTTCTATAGCAACCTAGCAGAAGTAGTTGATGAGGATGAGCTTGCCGCCATTTCATCTGACCTACTTGCTTTATTCGACGCAGACAAGGCCTCTAGGCAGGACTGGGAAGAGATGTATTCCAAAGGAATGGATCTACTGGGCCTGAAGATAGAGGACCGTACACGGCCGTTCCGTGGCGCTGCAGGCGCTGTACACCCCATGCTGACAGAAGCCGTTGTCCAGTTTCAGTCGCAAGCGTTTAAAGAGCTCATGCCCGCAGGCGGCCCTGTCCGTACTGAGACTTTAGGCAAAGAGACTATCGACAAGGTCCAACAGGCTTCGCGCGTGCAGGACTTTATGAATTACCAGATCACGTCGGTGATGAAAGAATACACGCCGGAGTTTGATCAGTTACTGTTTTACGTCGGATACGGCGGCTCTGCATTTAAAAAGGTTTATTATGATGAACAACTGGGTCGTATGGTTAGTCGTTTGGTTCTTCCTGACGACCTCTATATTCCTTACAACGGGTCGAGTGTCATCTCTCAGTGCCCAAGAATTACACAGCGTATTGCAATGGACTCAAATGAGTTCAGGAAGCGTGTTGTTGCCGGTGAATACCTTGATGTAGTGGTCGATCCAGAGCAAAACCCTGTAAGCGGCAACCAAATTAGGTATGCAATCGACAAAGTTACGGGTTTGACAGCAAGCGGCGAGCCAGAAGAAATCTTTTTGCTCGAGTTCCAAGTCAATTTAGACCTTATGGGCTTTGAGGATGTCGACGAAAAGAACAACGAGACCGGAATTAAGCTGCCTTACGTCGTTACTATTGACGAAAACAGCGGTCAGGTGGTCGGAATACGCAGAAATTGGTTAGAAGATGACGAATTAAAGTGTCGTCGTGAATATTTTGTGCATTATGTGCTGATTGAAGGCCCCGGCGCTTACGGTTTAGGCTTTGTTCACCTGATTGGTGGCCTAAGTAAGACTGCAACGGCCGCTTTGCGTCAACTTCTTGACGCAGGCACGCTATCCAACCTTCCTGCGGGATTCAAAGCGAAGGGTGCACGGATTGCTGACGATGATAACCCCATTCAGCCGGGCGAATGGCGGGATATTGACGCCGGTGGCTCCGAGTTAAGCGGTTCACTGCTTCCCCTGCCCTACAAAGAGCCAAGCCAGACACTGTTTACGCTTCTGGGCTTCACAGTGGACGCCGGAAAGCGCCTTGCGAGCACTGCAGACATGCAGGTTGGGGACGCTAACCAACAGGCGGCTGTAGGCACTACGCTTGCGCTGTTGGAACGTGGTTCGATGGTGACCTCTGCCATACACAAGCGCCTTTACTACGCTCAGACGCAAGAATTCGAGATGTTAGCGGCAGGATTTGGGCAATTTCTACCCGATGAATACCCATATGACGTCCCCGGAGCCTCTAGATGTATAAAAAGATCAGATTTTACCCATATGGTTGCAATACTACCGATTGCTGACCCTAACGTCTTCTCTGCGGCTCAGCGTATTACGTTAGCGCAAGCTCAGTTGCAGTTAGCTCAAAGTGCGCCGCAAATGCACAACATGTACGAGGCGTATTACCGTGTTTATCAGGCAATGAACGTCCGAGACATTGACGGCATCCTGAAGATGGAAACTAACCAGTTGCCTAAGGACCCTGCAAGCGAGAATGCTGACGCGGCGGATAACAAGTCGTTGAAGGCTTTCGCCGGTCAACAACACGACGCACATATTGCGGCCCACCTGATGATGGGTATGTCGCCTCTTATGCAGGCCAATCCTTTGGGTTCGGCTGAACTGCAGAAGCATATTCTGGACCACATACGCTTAAAGGCGGAAGAGGCGACGGAAGCAGAGCTGTTTGCAGAGTACGGCGCAGACCCTGATAGCATGGTTTCTGAACTTCAGCGTGAGGCGATGGTTTCAATTAAGGTCGCTGAAGGCATGATGGAAATGAAGGGCGTCCAGAGTCAGCTTTCTGGCGAGGGGACAGGCGAAGATCCAGTAGTAGCGCTGAAAGCTCAAGAGCTGCAGCAGCGTGCTGCTAAGGACCAAGCGGACATAGCGATCAAGCAGGAAGGCGTTAAGCTTGATCAGGCTAGAATTGTCCAGAACGCTGAAGCCAACCAAGCTCGAATAGAATCTCAGCAGAAGATAGCTCAAGAAAGGGCGAATGTTGCTAGAGAAAGAATCAATGCTCCTAAACAAGGAGGAAGGTAATGCCACTTAAACCGGGCTCTAGTAGTAAAACAATTGGTAAAAATATCAGTGAACTAGTTGGAACTTACGAAAAAAAGGGTAAAATAGGCGCCAGTAAACCTAAGAGCAAATCTGCAGCTCAAAAACAAGCTGTAGCAATTGCACTGAATACTGCCGGTAAATCGAAAAAGATGAAATCCGGT